TTGTCGGTATATGCATAAAAAATTTGACCTACTGGATAGTCATTGATATTTGGTTGAATCGATGCCTGTGTTGGATAAAGATCCACTACCAATGTATTATCTAATATTTGGTAAGTTACGAAACTGTCGTAACCGTAAGTTTTTTGCAGGTAAACATATTTGTCTAAAGGATTTACAGTTGGTTGAACAACTTTGTCAAAAATATCTGGGTTGTCTGGGACTCCGTCATCATCTGCATCACTGTATGTAACAAGGGCTTTACTTCCGTCAACATAACCATCCGATTCTGCAATTTGTCCGTAGATATACCAAAGTATATTATTTGTATAAGGTGATCCTGTATCTGGATCACCGTTGACTTTAAGTATGTTCACACTGTCATTTACTGTTAGACCAGTAGTGCTATCGAAAATCTTAAAACTATCATCAAAATAAAACTTAGTTTCCGAAACACTTTGTATGATGTAACTAAGCCCCCTTGATGAAACCGTATAAACTGTGTCATTCAATGAAAAACTTAGCAACCAACTGCTGTCAAGGTTCAAGCCGGATTCAGAGCCTTCATTTGTTTGACTAAATGCTCCTGTAAGATCTATATCTTGGGCCGTGACTACTGCATAAGTTTGCGTTCTTTGATTATAGCGTATTCCAAACTCACTGTAACTACTAATAAGGTTTACAATTTGTGTTATAAAAGAATCACTGAAAGAATTACTAAATGCCGGAATAACAGTTGCCGCGATCGCATCAGTTGGTACATTTTGACTCAAACTAACTGCCCCGGATCCATCACTAAGAGTGCCTTGTGCTCCATTGCCTACCAGCCTTGTAACTGTAACATATAATTCTGATCTTCCATTTTGTGGAATCACTCCCGATGCAGGAATATCTGTTATTTGATTTTCTGTATTGAAATATTTTCCCGATCCAGGAGTAAAAATAATCAGACTGTTTTCAGTTATGTAAAGATTATTATTTGAAACACCAGAACCTACCTGCTGTGCTGTACCAGCAGAATTTTTAAAATATCCTGTGCTTGAACCTGATCCTAAGGTTGTTCTTGACCAGTATAGATCTGTTAAACTGAAACGATTAAAATTATCATAATAAAAATGTAATAATGGTTTGCCTCGAATTATTGGCAAAATATTATTGTTTATTATTCTGTTAATATCGTTTGTTGTACTCCACGTAAAGTCAAAGCTACTGGCGCTGTCTTCTTCGTATAAAACACCGTCATCTGCAAAAATGTTTGTGCTACTGTATCTACCTGTAGTATCTAAGACGTCCAAATACCTACTTACACCGCTACTAGATCGATTTACTGCTTTTACTTTACTAATTGTGTTAAAGTATGTGTAAGGAAAAATGTTGTAATCTTCACCAGTAACCATACGATTTTGTGTATAGTACTGCTGAGGTGCTTTAGACTTAATTTCTGTATTACTTTCTCTTGCAGTAGCATTAGCAACTGTATACTTCAGGCTCGCAACAATTGTTAAGGTTTCTAGCCTATTAGCTCTGCTAACATAAGGAATATTGATAGCAATGCTACGCATGTTGTCGGGAGTAATTTTGTAACTTAATCCAGTGCTTGTCCTAAAATAAGTTCTAAAAGTACCTTGAGGAATGGCACTAAAAGTTCCATCGCCAAAAACAAGATCAATTTGATCATTATTTCTTGTTGTTACTTGAAAGCTTTTTCTTGGAGCATTATTGTTATAGATTATGTTTACACCGTTTACACTAGGAATTTTGTTCCATTCTTGTCTTACTAAACCTTGATTGTTTAATTCATACAACCACACATCTGTGTTGTTAATATTATTGGTATTGACGTTTACTAAATTGTTTGGGATACTTTCTGTCAGATTAAATGTCAGATTTTGTAAGGTTCCTTGTTTGAAATAAAAGAAAAATCCAGTATTGTTGCTGCTATTCCCTAAACTGTCATTTCTGTATAAGATATTAAATGGTTTTCCAACTTGCGGACTGCTTTCATACACATAACTTTGACCCTGTGATGTTGCACTAACAACTTCAAAACTCATGCTGGCATTTTCTACTTGACTGCTAAATCCGTAAACTGGAATAGTGCCTGGAGGAATGTTAACATTGTATTCATCAGTCTGAATACTTCCAATTTCTGCGCTGTTTGCAGGATTACCTATATTCTGATTAACAGGAAGTGCTGCGTTTAGTACAGTAACAAACTGCTCGTACCAATTTGGGTTGGTATTATCATTCCATGTTACAACAAAATTACTTAAATCTAAACCATTACTGTCTGTAATCTGTTCTGTAGTTTGCACACTGTCAAACTTTAAATAGCCTGTAGCAGTTTGATTACGTTTAGGCACATAACTGATGAGGCGTGCTAATTTTAAAATGCTGTCTCTGCGTTCAGCAGTGTCAATGAAGTTTTCGCGAGCATTTAAGTCTGTGCGGAACGCTAGACTCTGACCCATGAAAGCAATAAGGTCGATTAGAGCAATGTATTCGCTGCTTTCTGTATAGTCGTTGAAATCTTCAGGATAGTATAAACGCAAGTAGTCCAGCATGGCTTTGCGTAAGGTCTGAAAATCATAGGCTTGAAAGTCTGCTGCTCTGAAACTTTCGTATACTTTAGTCCAGTCTTGATTGACTAATAAACTGCTCTGTCTCGTGGTAGTGGCCATACTTGTTCCGTTTTAGATATTTATCTGGTTGAAAAACCGATGTTTTATTGGAACTGATAAGCAGTTCTGCTTTGTTGATCAAACTGTAATTGTAATCTACTGGTTTGATTAGATTGAATGTAAATTAAATCTATTTCTATCTGGATACCGCGATCATACTCAGTTACAATAACATCTTGTGCTGCTAGCCTTGGATCGTAACTAATAATGCGTTTGACGTCTGACATTATAGTGGCTTTTGTATTTTCATTTAAGGGCTCAAAAATCATGTCCCAGATAATTGTCCCAAATTCAGGATTCATTAATTTTTCACCCTTACGTATATTAAAATAATTTGTAAGGTCTTGTTTCACTAACTCAAAGTCGACTAATCTAAAATGTTTAGATCTTCCAACTGTGCTAAATCCTTTATATATTGCCATAATAATATTTATGAAGTATTAGGTACCGGACTGGTGGACGCAATTTGTTTACTTGCATCGCTTTCTGCCAACAGAGGAACCCTTGTTTGCCCCCAAACACCTAAATTATAATATGTAGAAAGTTGTGTACCGTAGCCGTCATTAAAATCTTTACCTGTTTTGGCCCATGTGTAAACATTTCCGGTTCCGGCAAGATGGCTGGCACTTAGTAATCCAGCAACCTTATCTGAAGTTGTGGTATCATCAATTAAGCCTTGGTTTTGTAAGCTTGCATAATTTACCTTGGTATAATTGTACATCGCTAGTTCTTGTATAGGCCCATTCCTTCTAAACACATCGGCACTGGTCACACCCTGTAAACCTGTCCAATTGTTAGGATTATTCAACGCATCAGGTGTTTGTGGTGTTCCGGGTTTAACATAGCCAAGGGTAATAAGTGCCTGCGCACCAAACTGATATTTTCCTTGATATCCTAACGTATTTTCAATATCGTATTTCCCCCCGCTTTCGGTATAACCAATTTGAGCAGTATAAGCACGGAATTGACTTGTATTAAGTTTGCCTAAACTCCTTCCATCGTTAGGTTGAGAAATGAAAATGCTGTCAGGCGCTGTTTTTGTAGGATCTACTGCCAAGGCTGCTGCACTGTCTACCCCAGGAGTAAGACCAGTGGATCTAACTGGGTTCAGGGTGTTGCCTTCAACATCTGTCTCATTTAAAGATAAAAACTCGCTTGCAATGCTTTGTTGTTGTTCAATAAGTTGTGCTACATTTCCTCTGACATAAGGTTCATGAGTTGGCACCCTGTAATTTACTGACTGTAATAGTCCTTCAGTAGCAGTCCAGCCACTGGCTTGGGTAGGAACACTATCAGTCAATCTATATTGATTTATTTTTTGAGGAGGCGTAGGTGGTTGCCCTGGTGAACCCGAATTTATTAGAGTAGGAAATCCTGTAATGCTCAATCCACCTACTCCAGTAATACTGGCTTTAGAACCATATATGCTTACACCACTAGTACCACCTACAGATATTGATTTACTATATTGTCTAATAGATTGTTCTGAGTTTATAGAAGTTCCTTGGTTTTCTACTTTTAGAGCACGACTTTTAATTTGAACATCTCCGCGAGAGTTCATTGAGATGTGTTGATCACTGTGCATCATCAGGTTACCTCTGGTTCTAATACTCAGATCTCTTTGAGCATAAACCAGTATGTCACCTTCTTTTGTTAGTTCGACCCAAGCAGTGCCTTCACTATTAGCAATATACATGAATCCGTCTGTGTCATTCATGAATATTTGATGACCTGAAGCACTTTTTAATTTTACCAGATTACTTTTGCCATAGATATCACCATCGTCCATAGTGAGACTGTGGCCACCAATTCTTGTTTTTACACTAAATTCTGCTGGATTAAATTCACCTGAAGTTAATTTTTGTTGTAGGGAGGTATCGTTTGCTGGGTCAGGCAAAGGTCTACCTGGCGTACTAAAGCCAAATACACTACTTATAGGATCACGCTGAATACTACTGCTAATGACTCCGCGACCATTTGCATCAGTGTCTAGTCCTTGTCTTACTAATCTTGCAAATTGAGGAACATGTAACGGGCGCAGTGTTTTGTTTGCCCAATTACTAGCGAAAGGCGTTGTAGTATTTTCATTAAACTCGCTAACGGGATATGTCTGCCCTGGTCTTAAAAAAGAAACATAGTCTTGGGGCACACTTACAGGGTCTATCTTGTCTAAAGGCAATCCTCCAATTGAAGGAATCATATTTTTACTAAGATTAGGGTTTACGCAGGCAAACCAATATCCCGGTTGTGAACCTCCATTAGGGAAACAGCATAGCACGATATTCCCAACATCTGGAGGAGTCATGAAGAATCCATATGACTGTTGAGTGTTTACGAAATCATTCTGAACATTAGTGGCGCCGTAGTAAGAAGGGCCTGCAGTTTTGCCCATAAATGGACTTGCATAATCTACTGTGCGCCATCCTTTTGGATCTGTAGCAGTATTGGTACTAAATCCTTCAATATAAACCTCAAGTCTTCCACTACGAGTAGCAGAATCTATTTTTTTAACTAAGCCTTTGTAGATCGACCCCATGGGCATAAATTCTGAGTTATTTTGATTAACCCAGGATGGCGGTCTTGTCCCTTCATAAGGTTTTTGCTGTCCCATATATTCTACTTATTTTTACCAACCTACAACATCACCGAAACCGGTCCAGTCTACTTCAGGCACGCCCGCCAAGACTGTTGGGTCGCCTAATTCGAAATCAATTACATCAGTAACGTTGTCAATTATGCCTAACTGTTGTCCTATGTCGGTGACTATATCACCGACACCTTCTATTAAATCTGTTCCAATATCTTCAACCAGGCCTGCTACTTCTGATGTAATTCTTCCAGCCGATTCACTTATAAATTTTCCTGCTAAAGAGTTTACTATATCACCTGCGCCGCCTTGCAACAGGCCACCAGAAAATACTGTACCTGCTATCCTTTGTCCTAATGCACTAGTTGCAGGAAATCTAGCAATTTGTCCTTGGCCAATTTCTTGATTGTAGGTTTGTCTGTATGCTTGTTGTATTTCTAACACACGCTTGCTGTCTTGAATGCTTAAACGCACCAGATCTAAAACTTGTGTAAACTTACCTTTTGTGAAAGTGTTTGAAATGGTAATAATTTTATAAACACCAGTAAATTCACTATAACTGTATTTGTTAAGATAAGGTATTGCCAAGCCAGTGGACTCATCGTAGTCTACGGGACTCCTGAAGTTAACTAACACGTATAATTCGCCGTCGTCCATCCAAAAACTATTATTAGGAGTAAACAATGAAGTCTTATTTGCGACTCCCAAATTATAGAAAACATCGTCTTGTTTTATAAACTGGGGATCTCCTAAAATGGAAAGTTTGACATTAATCATGTCTCCTCGGGCATCTAATATGGTATTGTTTATAACATCACTAGCAGCATATACTGATCTTTGTTGAGAACCTGTTCTTTTGCCGTCTGGATCAGCAGAAACATAATAGGCCGCTGATCTTGCAATTCTGTCCTGAACCCCATAGTCTGCTGGTGATTCTTGACTAGGTATAACTGGTTTCGGATTATTAGGATCTCCTTCAAACCCACTGGCCTCAACGGCCAGACTAGATTCGTCACCGATGAATGTTCCAGTATTGAAAAGTTTACTTGATTCTTTAAACGCAGTCAGTGTTGTATAAAACAACATATTGAAATCCAACTGAAGATCAATCACATCTCTATTACTTAAATTATCACCTGTATAAGGACTTTGACCTCCTGTATAAATCCAATTATACTCTTTTACATAGCCGGCCACTCGACCTTGCGGAGCAAGTGGGCTGCGGGTATTCATCAAGTACTTTCTAATAATGTAAGTAATTTCATATTGAAAATCCTGCCTGGACTGATCATAACTTAAAACTTTCACCGATGGTATAATTCTTACTAGTTTAAGTGCTTCTTGAAGTTGCGTTGTTCTATTTGCATTGGCATTGCCTGTTGCGACCCCGAGTAGTTGTTTACGCATATAGTCACTATTAGAAATTGCCCACTTTACAATGTTTTGGATGCTAGTTCCTGCAGGCATTGTAACAGTGCCCGAATTCCACTGTATTTGGCCAACATTTAGGCCACCGGCTTGACGGGCATTGTCCTTTGAATCGTCTCTACTAGCAGCATTGCTAACATCGTTTGGACCGTCGGCATATATTGCACTATTTGCTAATTCAGAATCAATAACAAATTTAATAAAGTTAGGCTTGTAAGTGACTCCATTGAAACTTTTTCTTTGTAAAGTTCGATACCAACTATTATATCCAGCAGCAACTCCATATTGACCTAAAACGGTTGTTGTTTTCGGTACTTCTTGGGATTGTGTGCCAGGGCCAAACGCATCTGCTAAGTTTGCATAAGTTTGTAGGCGCTCTATTTCTTCTTGTTCAGTTCTATATCTTTGAGTTTCTGCATCGACAACGCCTTGATCTACGTTACTGTTTTGAAAAATATCTTGTACTGTAGCCGCTTTTATTGTAAAGGCTGCTGGTAGTGTAATATGAGTGGGCTCAAATGCAACATGATTAAATGGTTGTGCTTCTATGCTATACTCTGTTCCGTTTACTCCTATTCGTGTTTTCATTGCCACTAGCCTAATAGGAATAAATTTTGTCATATCGGGTATAAGACCCCCTTGACGCAAATTAGGTGCGCCACCGACTCCATAAACATCTGCTGCATCAAGTAAGTCTCTACTGTCCTGAGTTAAAACATTTTGTGCATAAAAATCAATTTGCAATATAAAAGGTTGTTTTAGGTAGTTTAGGCCACCCAAGCCGCCTTCACTGGGAGGGCCCTCGCAAGCATTTATCAGTCTTTGTATCAAAGTAAAACCATTAGGTTCAATGATTTTAAACATAATATCAAAAACATTACTAAACTTAGAACGTGTAGTTGTGTTTACTATTGTGGTAAATTTTAATTCATCAAAATAAAAATCTTCTCTAAAATTAATATTTCTCTGAAAAGTTTCGCTATATTTGCCGGCACCTGCAATTAATACATTTTGAGGAACATATCCGTCTGGGTTTTCAGCCAGGTTGTTGTATTGTTCTGTTGTAATTGCATGTAGACTTAAATTATATGTGTAATCTTCATAGTCGTGTAAGGGGTTCCTAACTATTTCCTGCCTTCCAGCAGTACCACTGACTTGTCCAGTCCATGGATTGCGTTCGCTGAAAAGTGTAGCATCGCCTACTTCCGGATTAGCGACTTCATAGGGCGAAGTTGGTGCTTGAGTAGCAGTCTCTTGTACACTTGCGCCTGGGGGTAATTGACCTCCAGAATCAATTACAGGACTAGCTTGTTGACTGTTAGGCAACACAAACGGTGCAGGTTCATTGAAAACTGCTCCTTGTTGTTGTTGAATAGCTTCATCAACTCCATCAAAGTCATTTAATGAAGCCATTACGATATTATACCTTGTAGTGTTTCTTTCTTAGGAATATAGATACGTCTTCCTATTTTCATATCAAAAACTGGGTCATAGATTACATTAGGGTTTCTAAGGGCAAATACCCACCATAGGCCAGGATCCCCATAAAGGTCAAAAGCAAGTAAATCAGGTCTAAATTGATATGTCCTATTAACTGTTATCAACACATCGTCAGAATTTTTAGGAATCGTTGGAAAATTAGCAATTTCAAGAAAGTTGCCAGACAACGAAGTATTGTAATAAGGACTGGTTCTTGAATATTCTACAGCCATTACAAGAATCCTCCTCTAGTGCCGTTTCCGCCTTGTATTAACCCGCCGACTGCATAACGTTCAAGTGTAAAGTTGTCTGCAATGTTGTTTCTACTGTATACAGGTTGTAATGTTACACGTAGTGTGCTCTGTGTTGGAATTCTATTAGGCACACCAAAGTTATTTGTTTGAACTTGATTACCAGCAGTTGTGCGTAAATTGTTTAAACCTATAGGAACTTTAATGTAGTCAACATCACCAGGAAATTGTTGGTTAAATTCTGTAATAACACAAGGTACGTGAGGTAATTGATGAGCTCCATAACCATCTAAAAATACCATTGGCGGAGGAGTTCCTGCTAATTGACTGTTTCCGTAAAACATTTTTGTACAGGCTCTAAAAAAAGCAACACAAGCCATGTAGTATGCGCCTTCTTCAATATTTTGAACTGTAAATTCTCCTGTTATATTGATGCGATCAACTGCACTGCCTTGATAAAAATAAGCATTGTAATTATTGTGTGTCAATGCTTGTTCCCCATAGGTTGCTCTATGCGTGACATCCACTGTTGGAGTATAAGGAAAAATAACGCCAGCAGTTGAACTTAATGGAGCAAGTACACCTGCGTTAGGATTATTATAAAATAAATCAGCAGTTGCGGGCTGCATACTGATCCTTATTCTCCAGTCATTTACAGTATCTTTTACTTCTCCATTGGCATCTATAAAATTAAAGTTAAATACACCACCAGCAATAGATTGTAGTGCTCGTGCGCCGCCTTCCACAATGCCTTCTGCGATTGTGCTTAATCTAAAACCGCTGGTAGAACCTGAGGGCGCATATTGCTGTTGCGGAGCTATTCCTGCAGAGGAACTTGCACCGTCAGGTGTAAAATTGCTACTATAGTTACTGGGACTTTGACCAAGATTTGCCATAATTTTTCCGATTTAAAATATTTATCGTTAAAAATTACACCATTTTGCAATCAAAGTTTGACATATCTGTTTTAGTATGCTAATATAGACTGGTACTGAGGAGAACCATTATTAAACACAATTACCTTAATAATAAAGATATTCTTAAAGAAATACACAAAAGTAAAACTACCTATTGCAGTTATGTAGACCAAGATGCTGCTAATTTTGACATGATCGTAGACAGTGTCAAAAAAATCAATAAGAAAAACATTGTGGCTGCACGGCGTGCAAGAGCAGAACGACTGACCAAACTGGCTCATGAGCAGGCTGTAAAGGAAACAGGACAAAAGCAGAAGTTAGAAGATTTTGAAATCAAGTATACCAAAATCCCCCAGACTGACTGTGTGTTCCGCGTAATGACTTGGGAGCATGTCCCGTTGGATGAGGTCAAAACCAACAAAGCACGACAACAGGCCAAAGACTTGTTTGAGGATGAAGATGAACCTGCACATACTGAGTATGATGAGGAAGATCCCAAACACAACAAGTATGTCAAAGTAAACTTTCCACCGTTTTATCACTATCGTGTTGATGAAGAGGGCGAACCTGTACTGGTGGGCAAAAGTCATTGGCGGGGAGATTTGGAGTCAGGTGAATTTTGTCGTGAGCATGGACAGATGACCAACAAACTGGCACATATGTTTATGAAACTGTGTGAACGTTATGCTACCCGTAGTAACTGGCGTGGCTACACTTACAACGACGAAATGCGTAGTCAAGCACTGCTACAGTTAAGCCAAATTGGCTTACAGTTTGATGAAAGCAAGAGCCAAAATCCATTTGCTTACTACACTGCGGCTATTACTAATTCGTTTACTCGTGTGCTCAATATCGAAAAGCGCAATCAGAATATCCGAGACGATATTTTAGAAATGAATAACTTAAACCCCAGTTATACACGTCAAGGCATGATGACTGGCGGTGGTGGCGGGTACTACGAGGAATGACAAACTTACTAGTTGCAGTAGACCAAAAACGAAGTTATAATAGATAGATGGCAAATCTATTCAAAAAAGCAGCAGTGTTTACGGACATACACTTTGGCTTAAAGTCCAACAGTCAATTACACAATGAAGACTGTTTGAACTTTGTAAAGTGGGCAACTGCTAAGGCTCGAGAAGAAGGCTGCGAAACTGCACTATTCTTAGGCGACTGGCACAACAACCGTGCCAGTATTAATATTGTTACACTGAACTACAGTTTACAGGCGTTAGAGCACTTAAACGCAAACTTTGATCAGGTTTACTTTATCCCTGGCAACCATGATTTGTACTATAGAGACAAACGTGATATACAGAGTGTAGAGTGGGCACGCCATTTGCCAAATGTCAGAATCTGTAATGATTGGTTCAGTGAGGGCGATGTAACTATTGCGCCTTGGTTGGTCGGTGATGATTATAAACGTGTTAGTAAACTAAAAACCAAATACGTGTTTGGACACTTTGAACTGCCACACTTTTATATGAACGCCATGGTGCAGATGCCGGATCATGGTGAAGTCAAGCGTGAGCAGTTCAGCGGAGTAGAGCATGTTTACACCGGACATTTTCATAAACGGCAAAGCCATAATAACATTACCTATATTGGAAATTGCTTTCCGCACAACTATGCAGACGCTGGCGATGATGACAGAGGCTTGTGTATTATAGAATGGGGCAAGGAGCCTGAGTACCATGCATGGCCTGATCAACCTAGATATCGTGTATTAGGTTTAGCGTCTATATTGGATCATGCTGACGACATACTGGCACCGGGCATGCATGTACGTGTAAACTTGGATATTGACATCAGTTACGAAGAAGCCAACTTTATCAAAGAAACTTTTATCGGACAGTACAAGTTACGTGAAATTACACTGATGCCACAAAAGAACACAGACTTATCAGAATATGAAATACAGGGCAATGTGCAGTTTGAAAGTGTAGATCAGATTGTGACCAATCAACTCACTGCTATTGCCAGCGATCACTACGATAATAATCTGTTACTAGACATTTATAGAAATCTATGACGGAATCATGTGGATATATTGGATGTCAAAACATGCATACTAAAAAAACAGACCATGAACTCACTGACAAATATTTTAATAAACTGTCATCTCATTTTAATATCTTGGATGTTATTAATTTTCTAGCCTTTGACCGCGATTTTAATGTTTTAAAAGATCGTTTAGCCGAACTAAATCAAGAAAGTTTCGGCGAAAAGGATAAAATAGTCATTACACACTTTGACACTGATTATTACGACAGTAATTTTTTAAAATTCGGATTAAACCTTTATAATTTTTTCAGTGTCATTGACGAGATGAACATTCCACATTTTGTATTCGTAATTTGCACGAATCATTTTGGAATATCCAAAGAGATAGAAGAAATTAATAAGAATCACGATCCCGATGATAAGCCAATTGTAATTGAAACATTTTTATCTAGCAAACACTATTGTTCAGAAGTAGTCAACGACATTCCAGTAAATATAGAAAGTATACAGCGACCTGCACTATCAATGATGGGCGCACGTAGATCACACCGTTTTGCATTGTATAACTTTATCAAACAAAGTGGACTGATTGATAAAATAGAAATTTCTATAAAAGCATGAATACCATATTCAAACCAGACCCGTTAACGAGAGTAAACGATAAACTTTTATTAAAAAATGGAAACACTATGCCATTAACAGATAGTGTTAAATCTCCGCTTATACCCGGAGGTCCTAATGATTCATCTAATCGGTTTCAATCTGATTTTTTTCAATTCTTTGGCTTGGATATTGTTACAGAAACATTGTTCAACCACCCATATCCATATATTACCGAAAAAACGATGCGTCCTATAACTAGCAAACGACCGTTTATTGTACTAGGCGGCGCAGGGATTTTGACGCTGTTGCAACGAAAAGGATTTAAAACTTTCAATAGCATAATAGATGAAAGTTATGATGCGATATCAGATTATTCTGACAGATTTGATGCTGTTTGTGACAGTATAAACAAATTTGTTAGTCAACCTATCGAAAAAATCAAACAAGATGTAGAATCAGTAATAGATATTTTGGAACACAACTTTCGCCATTATTTAATACTCGAAGATCTTGAACTTTCACAGTTAAAACTGTAAAATATATCAATGTTTAAAATAAAAACACTGTCTGTTAAAAACTTTATGAGTGTGGGCAATGCCACACAGGGTATCGACTTTGACCGTCAAGATTTGACCTTGGTCTTAGGGGAAAACTTAGATTTAGGCGGTGACGATAGTGGCGCACGTAATGGTACAGGTAAGACTACTATCATCAATGCACTAAGTTATGCACTGTTTGGACAGGCACTGACTAACATCAAAAAAGATAATTTGATCAATAAGACTAATGGCAAGGCCATGTTGATCACAATTGACTTTGACTGTGAAGGACAGAGTTATAGAATTGAGCGCGGACGCAAACCCAACGTGCTTAAGTTCTATGTAAATGACCAAGAGCAGGAAAGCAGAGACGATAACAGTCAAGGCGATAGTCGAGAAACTCAACAGGAAATTGAACGCTTGCTCAACATGAGTCATGACATGTTTAAACACGTCGTGGCCTTAAACACTTATACAGAGCCTTTCCTCAGTATGCGGGCCAATGACCAACGTGCAATCATTGAGCAGCTTCTGGGTATTACAATGTTGAGTGAAAAAGCTGAAGCACTAAAAGAGCTAAACCGCGCTACTAAAGATGCGATTCAGCAGGAAGAAGCCAGAATTAAAGCAGTTTCAGATGCCAACGAGCGTATCAACAATCAAATCGAAAGTCTGGAACGTAGACAAACTCTGTGGCAAAAGAAAAAAGACAGTGAAGTTAGTGCTCTACAAAGTGCCTACGATGAACTGGCCAAACTAGATATCGAAGCAGAACTCGAAGCACACAAACTGTTAGCAGACTACGATAGAAAAAAGTCGCAGTTGGATGAATGTACAAAATGGATTGCCAGTATCGAACGTGACAACGACAAACAGCAAAAACTTATCAGCAAACTTGAAAAAGAAATTGCTCTACTGGAAGATCATAAGTGCCATGCTTGTGGGCAGGACATACATGACACCAAGCAAGAAGAAATACTTAAAAGCAAGCAAGAACAAAAACAAGAAGCCGCACTACAGTTGCTTACGAACGACACACAATGGCAGGAACACACAAAAACTGTCGTAGACATCGGCGAGTTAGGCAATCGTCCAGAGACATTTTATTCCGCAGAAGCAGATGCGTTTGAACACAGAAGCAGTATGGCGAGTGTGCTTACACAATTAACTGCTAAACAACAAGAACCAGATCCCTACAGCGAGCAGATTCAAGAAATGAAAGAAACTGCTGTTGAGGAAATTACCTATGACACTATCAACGAATTGACTAGAGTTAAGGAACATCAAGAGTTTTTGCTTAAACTGTTGACCAACAAAGATTCTTTTATCCGTAAAAAGATCATTGACCAAAATCTCAGTTACTTAAATGGTAGACTGGCACAGTATTTGGATCGTATTGGCTTGCCTCATCAAGTCAAGTTCTTAAACGACTTAACTGTAAGTATCGAAGAACTGGGACGTGAACTGGACTTTGATAACTTGAGTAGAGGAGAACGCAATCGTTTGATTCTCAGTTTAAGTTGGAGTTTCCGTGACGTATGGGAAAGTCTATATCAGCCTATCAACTTGTTGTTTATTGACGAATTGGTAGATTCGGGTATGGATGCTTCGGGTGTGGAAAACAGTTTGGCTATACTTAAGAAAATGAGTCGCGAAAGCAACAAGAGTATTTGGTTAGTGAGCCACAAAGATGAACTAGCAGGGCGTGTAAATAATATCCTCACTGTTGTAAAAGAAAACGGATTTACCAGTTACACTACAGATGTCGAAGTTGTATAATCACTATCCTGTACGAGTTTTACATTTAGAAAGCACTGATGTATGCCAAGCCAGTTGCCCATTGTGTGAGCGCGAAACTAATAGCAATTTCGACAAAAATACACAAAATCATCTTACTGTAGAACAATTACAATCCTGTGTATCGGATGATTTAATCGCCAAATTAGATAAAATGTTTATCTGTGGAAATCTAGGGGATCCGGCGGCAGGCAAACATACTTTGGCACTTTTTAGTTATTTTAGACACGTTAATCCCGAAATAACATTAGGTATGAACACCAATGGTGCTATACAAAATACTGCATGGTGGACCGTTTTAGGTAAGTTGTTTAATAAACAACAGGATTACGTTGTCTTTAGTATAGATGGACTTGAGGATACAAATCACATTTACAGACAGGGTGTTAATTGGCAAAAACTTATGGAAAATGCCAAAGCATACATTAAAACTGGTGCTAGAGCACATTGGGATATGTTAGTGTATGAACACAACGAACATCAAGTTGATGAGTGTGAAAGTCTTGCCAAAAAAATGGGGTTTACATGGTTTAGAGCAAAAGTAAGCAAGAGATCCAGTACAGTAGATTGGCTTCGACATCCTAAAAATTGGCAAAAACCAAAAATAAAACAGGGTTCAATCGAGTGCATTGCAGAACAAGAAAAAAGCATTTATGTAAACAGTCAAGGGCAAGTATACCCTTGCTGCTGGTTGGGATCTACCGATGCATATTATAAGACTTTTCCAGAGATAAAAACCAATTGGAATACTGATAACTGTAATCCGATCTGCAAAAAGACCTGCAGTAGTAAATCCAATCAAACTAATTTTAGTAATCAGTGGCAAAGAAACACTCAATTACAATGAATAATCAGAACTTATAACTTATAAACTATCATGGCATAATTAAAGATACACATGGACTTAGAACAAATCCCCGATGACTTGGCTGTATGAAGGTAAAGATATTGACCAATTACCCGATGACTGTGCTGGATTTGTATATCTAATTACAAACTGTGTATCAGGGCGCAAATACATAGGCAAAAAATTAGCAAAATTTAAAAAAACTTCAGTAAGAACTGTAAAATATAAAAATGGTAACAAACGCAAAAAGAAGATTCGATCACAAGTCGACTCTGATTGGCGCGAATATTATGGCTCTAATTTGGAACTAATCGAAGACGTAAAAACACTGGGTCCAGCAAACTTCACAAGGGAAATACTATACTTTTGTCGAAGCCGAGCAGAATGCAGTTACGTTGAAGCAAGAGAACAATTTTCAAGGCGTGTATTAGAATCCGAAGAATATTATAACGGACATATACAAGTCCGTGTCCATGGCTCCCACATCTTAAACAAAATCAGTAACGGCTAGCACAGGCTAAAATCGTGTGCGTTGGACCTGACTCTATGGAGGACAGGGATGCAAGACTCTGCGCTGAACAGAGCACTCAACTACTATCCTTAACAGGACGAAGATCGCAAACTGCCGCGGTTTAGTTGTTTGAACAGGTTTCTAAGGCAAAAAAGACGCTGCCGCGGGGCAGCACGTTTATACAGAATGTTAGCGTATTCAGTATAAACCGCCGTTGTAACGAAGACGGGATGAGTAGGTACCGGACAACCGCCTACGTAATGTTACATTAATGTCGCATTAAACTGCTTAATGCTACATAAATCATACATTATAGTCCTAACGCTAATGACTGTGCTACTCGGATGATGCACTCACTTTGCCCTGTCTGGGCAAAGTGTGACTGATTTATCTGGATGATACTACTATCGCTTCGCTCTTAGAATACAAAAAATATCACTGAGCGAAAGCGAAAGTGATAGATGTGCTTGCACATCTTTTAACAATCAAAAAAAAAGACTGTTGGCCAAACAGTCTTTCTTGTCATTGATTTAGGAATAGTTTATTTGCTTTTCCAAATAGAGTACAATACCCAAATTGCGACAAGACCAACTAAGCCTTGTGCTCCTAGAGCAGCAATAATTGTTGTAACGTTAGTGATAACGCTGGTTGCTGGCATAAATGGAATTGCTGCGCCCTTGAAAAGAATTTCCACGACGATTGCTAGTGCAATGATACTGACACCAACTTCAGCAAGGCCACCCGCCCATGCTTTTACTTTTTGTAATATTTCCATTACTATTCTCCTTTACTGTTTCTTAGACAGTAAATTTATATAGCGGTATGCTTATAATTTTAGTAAGGTAGTTTTTAAGATTACAAAAAGAGATACTTATAACGCCATTAGAAAAACGGCAATTTTGTTTTTTCTGTCGTTTCTAAGTTTTCTTCAATGATTTGATTGATTAAACTACGTTCTTCGTAACTGAGCATTATGGCTTCATCATATGTTAATCCACCTCGCATATACCAACACATTTTAAGTAAATTTTTCTTTAAGGCTTTTGAGTCTTTATCGAACTTTTCCAACATCTGAGCGATAGACTTATTATCTGAACTCAAAAGCCTTATACGAAAAAACTTGATTGCTCAAATACTAAAGGTGTGTCATACTGTGTTTTGCAGTCTTCGTTGTCGCAGACAACGTGTAAATTTTTTAACGGGTCGTTTTTTCCTAGACTCTGTATGTGCTCTTTGACTGCGTCAAACACTGCACGATTACAGTTATGGAAAAATTCAGTAATTTGTGCTGCATCCTCTACCAACACTCCGTCTTCTGTGCGTATAGCACTTATTCCATTACTGACAGCATTAACGGTGATTGTCAGCAGTTTATGGAACATCTGATGAAATTTAGCAAGTTTTGTATCCTCATCGACGTTTTCGTCTGCGACCATATTGATAATACGCTGTTGTTCGAAATTTTCCAAACTGCTGCGATTAAATTCTTTATAACTCTGCGGTTTGAAAAATATTTCTAGTCCTTCTATTTTCAGAGTCGTTTTAAAATCTGGACAAGTAATTTTGTCTTTAATAACAGATAAGTCCGCAGCGTGCTCATTACGGCTTTGACAACTGGGACAGACAGACACAAATTCCATTTCATTGCCATAGGTTGCTTGTCTAATTGCAATTAGTATGCTGTCAAGATCCACTGTGGGTATAGACCAAGCGTCTTTGATATTAGGAACACAACTTTGAATAACATCAACAGTACTTTGTCCATTCATTAAGGCATCCGGTGTTTTAAATATCAACTCATCTCTTGCAGTCATAGCATACACAGGAATTTCTCCGCTCTGCGGATAGTCAATGGCATTTTTTGGGTACCAACGACCTTCACTGGGCAGTCGCATGTACAACTGAGGTTGTCTAAAGTGTTTGGCTAACGGGTTAGTAGAGGCTGTTTGCATAGCAATTGATCACCATAAATAATGTATTAGTACTTATCTGGAATAAATGCCCAGTTTTAAATATGGCCGATCTCACTGTAGAAGAACTTCAAGAAAGCTTAGATAAACTCACTGGTTCTCTAAATCAGACAACGGGTGCTACACAAAGCCTTGCCCAAGGGTTAAACGCTGGCCTTCGTGATTACACTCGCACGATGAAAACTCGCAAAGAAGTAGAAGATGATGTAATAAAGTATGAGAAAGCACGATCTGAAGCAATAAAAGCTGCTCGTAGACAACTTGTTGATACATTTTCTAATTTAGTAAAACAAAGTACCAATTTAAGCAGCGCCACAATGGGCGCTCAAGGTGCATTTACCAGCCTTACACCGGCTATTGATTTTACTGTTGGAGCGTTGGGTAAACTGGCTGATATAATTACATTAGCATCCGCAGGTATTCCTATATTTGGCGACCTGACCGAACGTGTTGCCCAAACTGCAAAATCTGGTTTAGAAATAGCAGGTCAATTAGTAAATTTTCAGTTAAACAATGCACAGCGAGTAGCAGACAGTTTTATCAATCTCAGTCAACAGGGCGCTAGTTTTGGAGGTAGTATAAACCTTATGATGATTAGTGCAACTGCTGCTGAAGTAAGCCTCGATACTTTTGCTAAAACTGTAAACAATAATGTTCAGGCCCTAGTAGGTATGGGCGGCGAAGTAGGAAGAAATGCTGCCTTAGTTGCTATAATGGGCAGAAGAATTGGAGACACCAACGATAGGTTATTGGCACAGTACGGCAGTTTTGACCAACTTAATCAAGGAATCATTGACTATATTAGTTTACAGAACGCAGCAGGTATTGATGAAATAAGACGTAATCAAAATTTAGGGCGGACCGTTGAACAGTACTTGATCAGACAGCGAGAAGTTACAGCACTTACAGGCAAACGTGCTGAAGAATTGAAAAAAGAAGAAGAAGCACGTCGTAGACAGATTGCTTTTGCAGCAATACTAAACGATTTAGGACCCGATGCCAGACAAAACTTAAGTGAAGCATTTGCTCAGGTTGAAAAGTTTGGTCCAGAATTTCAAACTTATTTACAGCAGTATTTGATAAGTCTACGTACAGGTATTGTAAGCAGAGAAATGATATTGTTAGAAAACTTTTTAGGGCCTGCAGCAGGCGCAGTTAGAGAAATCGCTAATAGCATTAACAGTAGTAAAGATGCTTTTAGAACAATAAGCACAGAAATTCTTTCAAATGCAGCGCCTGCTGCAAGACAGGCTGCACTAGGACTTGAAACTTTTGGAGCCCTGGCACAGGCAGGTTATGGTAGCGATATTGTGAAATTTCTGTCTGACGCAGCGGGCAGTTTGAACAGCAGTTTTACTGCAGCCGCTAATGCTGCACAACAAGCTAAAGACTTGGCCGCAAATCAACTTGTGGATCTTACTGGTGCAACCAAAGGTTTTACAGACGCTACTCGTGCTTTAGAACAAAGACGTATTACGCTAGACAGAGCCGCAATTGAAAGTATGTCAAATTTTCAATACTTGGTAGATTTTGGCACTTTTATGCAGCAAAAAATGATCGATAGCACAAGGAGTCTGGGTAATATTATAAATGCTATTGCTAATAATGACATGCCGGCACTGACTGCAGCCATAAGACAATTTGCTACAAGAGTGTTAGGTATAACGGAACAGGCCCCAACTGGGCCCAGCGCTCGCCGCATTGCAGAAGAAAGAGAATATGCTAGGACTAGTGAATTTGCAGGTATGAATCCTGCTGCTTATGCGCTTGGTGGTGTAGCCAACGAACCTGTTATAGCAGGTGAAGCGGGTCCCGAAGCCATTATTCCTCTGGCCAACGGCAATGTACCAATGGACATAGATTGGACACCAATGGTCAGGGCAATTAGGGAACTTACCGACAAAGTTGATGAAACTAATGACATTAATCGACGAATATTAAACAACAGTTACTGATTTTAGGTAAATATGTAACTAAAGAGACTACGAATGGCTTGGAAAAAATATTTTAGAACCGCAAACACCAGTGGCGCACTGAGTCCAATCAGTAGCAGTCAAAGCGGACAGTCCAACACTTTTAACTACAGAAACTTCCAAAGTAACTTGCCAGAAGTTTACATTGGACATCCAAACCGTATTGAACGTTACAATCAATACGAACAAATGGACATGGATTCAGAAGTGAACGCTGCATTGGACATTCTTGCTGAGTTCAGTACACAGACCAATGATTCGAACGGTAGTACATTCAAGTTCTTTTGGAAAGACAAACCCACTGACAGCGAAGTTAAGATTATTAGCGAACAACTACAACAGTGGATCAGTTTAAACGAATTTAACAAACGTATCTTTAAGATGTTCCGTAATACTATCAAGTACGGAGACCAAGTTTTTATTAGAGATCCAGAAACTTTTAAGTTGTTTTGGGTTGAAATGAGTAAGGTTACCAAAGTTATTGTTAACGAAGCCGAAGGCAAAAAACCTGAACAATATGTGATCAAAGACCTGCAGCCAAACTTTATGAACTTGACTGCTACCACTGTAAACGCCAGCGATGTAGCAGTTAATCATCCACAAGTCGGCGGACCCAGTGGTGCTTATATTCAGCCAGCAACTCCTTACAGTGGAGGCACACGTTTTAGTCATGCACAAAACGAAACCACTGTAAACGCTGAACACATTGTTCACATGAGTTTGACAGAAGGTCTAGACTTTAGTTGGCCTTTTGGCAATTCAGTGTTAGAAAACGTGTTCAAAGTTTTCAAACAAAAAGAACTGCTAGAAGACGCTATCATTATCTATCGTGTACAGCGTGCGCCAGAACGTAGAGTGTTTAAAATTGACGTAGGTAACATGCCCAGCCACATGGCCATGGCGTTTGTGGAGCGTATCAAGAACGAAGTACACCAACGTAGAATTCCTACACAGACAGGCGGCGGACAAAACATGATGGACGCTACTTACAATCCTCTGAGCACCAATGAAGACTTTTTCTTTCCAGTTACTGCTGATGGCCGAGGCAGTAGTGTTGAGCCACTACCAGGTGGACAGAATTTGGGCGAGATCACAGACTTACACTTCTTTACCAACAAACTGTTTAGAGGCTTGCGTATTCCAGCCAGTTATTTGCCCACAGGACTTGATGATGGCACCAGCAACCCTAACACATTCAGTGATGGTAGAGTAGGCACTGCACTTATTCAGGAATGGCGTTTTAATCAGTACTGTATGCGGTTACAGCGTATGATTGTAGAAAAACTAGATCAAGAGTTTAAAGTATTCTTACGTTGGCGTGGTATTAATATCGATGCTAACCTGTTTGACCTACAGTTTAACGAACCTCAAAACTTTGCTAGTTATAGACAAGCAGAAGTTGATGGTGCTAGAATCAGCAGTTTTGCTCAGTTAGAGCAGTATCCATATCTCAGCAAGCGTTTCTTGCTAACACGTTACTTGGGTCTAACTGAAGAAGAACTGTCAGAAAACGAACGTATGTGGCGCGAAGAACAAGGCGACAGTACAGAAGCACCTGTTGAACAAGCCGGCTTACGTAGTGTGGGCATTAGCCCTGGTGGACTAGACAGTGACTTAGAAGCTGCAGCAATTCCTGAACTACCACCCGAAGAAGGTGGCGCCGCAGGCGCAGGTCCAGCAACCGCAGCACCTGCAGGAGCAGCAGCAGGCGCTGCACCAGCAATATAACAAATATTAGTAAATACATATATGAACTTGCTTGAACTTTACGAAAAAATACCAGATGGTTATTATTCTGAAAAAGACGATAACAGTGCTATTCGTGCCACTGACACACGTAAAACTCGCTTGACTTTGGATAGATTAAACAAGTTACGTGCCATGAATGACACACGTAAATTAGAGCATGAACAGATGCTGAACAAAGTGTCAAAACAGTATCAACCACCTCAACAGCCCGCAGGTGGCGGTTTAGGACTATAATTAGTCACTAAAATCAGTCAAAAAATGCCCATTTAACCCATAAAATGCGTATATTCTGTAAATAACTATACAGAATTTTAAACCATGGTTTTTTTAAAAGGAACGAACACATGAGCAAATATGAACAACTAATTGAGTACATCATTAATGAAGACGAAGACAAAGCACGTGAACTTTTCCACAGCATCGTTGTAGAAAAGAGTCGTGAAATCTACGAATCATTGATTGATGAAGAAGACCTAGAAGAAGTCGGCGGTGATCAAGTGGCCAATATGGTAGACGAAATCACTACAGATGAAACAGGTATGGCTGAAGCCGAAGACGACGAAATGGAAATGGATGACGAAGAAGAAGTCGAAATGGACATGGACGACGAAGACGGCGAGGAAGAAGGCGATGAGGACGGCGACGACGAAGAACTCGAAGACCGTGTTATGGATCTAGAAGACGCACTTGACGAACTAAAAGCAGAATTTGATGCTTTAATGGGCGACAAGGGTGAAGAAGAAGGCGACATGGACATGGACATGGGCGGCGACGAAGGCGATATGGCTGAAACAATGCACACTATGGAAACCGAAGAAGTTGCTGAGGAAGAAGAAGTTGCTGAGGAAGAGGAAGTTGCTGAAGAGCAAGAGCCTCAAGTTGCTGAATCCAAGAAAAGTCGCAAAATGACAGAATCTGAGTGGATCCGTGAATACTTAGAAAAAGTTGGTCAGCCAGTTGAATCTGAAGAAGCAGGTACAAACACTGAGTCTGTAGTTGCTGGCGAAAACGACATGGGCGGTAAAGCAGTTGACTTCGACGCAGGCGGCGAAGACAAAGGCGGCGCCACACCAAAGAGTACAAGCATGGGAATGACCACAAAGCCAGATATGAAAAAAGTATCCGGTGCAGGTAAAGTATAAGGCATAATCACTAATGAACTTACTACAAGAGCATTTAACCTTTGACAACGCTAGAATGGAAGTTATAGCGGAAGCAAATGCTGACGGCAAAGGTAAAAATCTCTATATGAAGGGTATATTCATACAGGGCGGCGTGAAAAACGCCAACCAAAGAGTATACCCCGTTAGTGAAATTTCCGATGCTGTAGGTAATGTTAACAAACAAATTCAAGAAGGTTACAGCGTGCTAGGTGAAGTAGATCACCCAGACGATTTAAAAATTAACCTAGACAGAGTTAGCCACATGATTACAGAAATGTGGATGGACGGTCCCAATGGATTTGGTAAATTAAAGGTTCTTCCAACACCTATGGGCCAACTAGTGCAAACTATGTTGGAATCAGGTGTGAAGTTAGGCGTAAGCAGTCGAGGTAGCGGTAACGTTAACGAGGGTACTGGACACGTCAGTGACTTTGATATAGTCACAGTTGATATTGTAGCACAGCCTAGTGCTCCAAACGCATATCCAAAAGCAGTCTATGAAGGCTTAATGAATATGCGTGGCGGACACAGGGTACTCGAAATGGCAAAAGATGCCGGTGCTGATCAAAAGGTACAGAAGTATTTGCGTGAGGAAGTAACTCGCCTCATCAAAGACTTAAAAATATAACAGGAGAATGATCCATGTTTGATGCTATCAAACCATTAGTAGACAGTGG